GATGAATCCCGCCATCAGGCCACCTCCTCGATTTCAAAGACCTCGCGCAGCTTCACGCCCAAGCAACTCTTGAGCAGCGCCCTCGCCATCGCCTTCCGCCGGTCCGCCGAGGCGATCAACTTCGCGGGATTAGGGTTCTCCTGCCCCGCGCACCAGCGCGAGACTTGCCCCTTGTCCGCAATCACCTTGTGCGGCTCCCCGCCAATCGCGGCCCGCACGATCTGCCCGGCCAACGCCTGCGCATCGGCCAGCGACATCTCAACCCGGTTGAGATCGGCTTCGCTGCGGACCGCAACTCTCTTGCGTGGCGCGAGGCCCATCAAACCCGGCAAGCTAGCAGCCATGACGCAACTCCTCCCGAAACAACCGTCGCTCCGCGACCGCCAGCCGTTCGGCTTCGCAGACGAGGCAGAACGCCGTCTTGAGCCATTGGGGGTCCGAGGCCGTCCACAGCGACCGCAGCCCGTGAACCGAACACGCGAAGGCGTAGCGCCCGTCGTCACGCCGATACAGGCCCGTGCCACGCGCCGTCACGAGGTAGGCGAGGTCGGGATAGACGAACTCGCTGTCGACCTCGCGCAAGCCCTCGCCCTGGAGCGGCGCGTCCGTGCCCTGCGGCAGCGCGTGCTGAACCGCATCGCCAGCCTGACGGCCGAACTGACGCACGACGGGAAGGTGCGGAGCCACGGTTACGCAGCCTCCGGCCCGAAGTCGTCGTCCGCGAGGTCGTAGGCGTCGTGGATGCTGTCGACGATGAAGTCCTCTTGCATCAGCGACAGCCGCCCGGCCTCGGTGTCCTTGTCACAGGCGAGGCACTGGCAGTCGTGCGGGTGGGGATTCCGCAGACGGGTCAGGGCGTTGTCATTGCTCTGGATACGAACGATGTCGGCCATTACGCGGCCACCCTTTCAAAGCCACGGAACACGCGCTCACAGGCCACGCGGCTCCAGACGAATTGACGAGCGCCGTGGCAGCGGGACGGGATGCCGTGGCGGTGACAAGCCCGCAGCGCGGCGCGGGTTGGGTGCTGGCAGTGGCCGAAATACTCCCGGCCGACGGCAACAGTGGTGAGCCAGCTCATGCGGCCCTCCGTGTCGGGATGTAGTAGCGGCGGATGGAGTAGCCGAGCGCGGCGGACAACTTCGCGGCCATCCGCGCCGTCTGGTTCAGGTTCCGCAGGAACAGGGACACGCCGGACGGCGAGACGCCCGCCGCGTTCGCAAGATCCACCGCCGCCCAGCCCTTGAGGGCCATGTCCTCGGCCATGCGCTCGGTGTCGAAGGTTGGTTTGTGTGCCACGGGGAGAGTTTCCCGCGAACGGAAATCCATGTCAACGGAAAAATGCAACCAGCATGAAATTAGTTCTTACGATTAAGGGGGGGGGGCGTGACATGGAGGTCACACGGGCCACAGGTCCAATCGCGGAGCGGTTGCGAAACTTGGTGCGTGCGCGGGTGCATAAAGATGGGGCGGATTACACGCACGGCGCACAAACCCCGCTGGCGAAGGCGCTCGGCGTGACCCCTTCGTGGGTGTCCGGCTATGTCGACACGCCGCCACTCAGAAATGCGGATCTTGATACCGCTTTTGCGATCTGCGACGTGTTCGGCCTCAACTTGTCCCATGTGGCCGGGCGTGACCTACGCCGTCACCCAGATCAGGCAGAATCCAGCCTTCCGAACTCAGGAGGTGTGGATGTCCGTCGCGCTCTTTCGCAAGCCATTGAACGCATCGCCGAGCTTGAAGGCCGACTCGCCCGAATCGCCACGATCAGCCGCGAACTCGCTGCCGCAACTACTAATGCGAGTGCAGCACCTCGCCGCCGTCGCGCCGGATCTCGTGCCGGTCGTGGATAGCACGGTGACGCGCCTGCTGGCGCTGCACGGCCAGACACGCGATCCGTAGATGGCAAAACACCTGACCCCGACGCCGCACGGCACGCAGGCGCGATTACGCATTAAGGGCACGCTGCATACGCGGCACTTCCCCGCGGGCACGCCTGCCTATTCGATCCAGCGGTGGTTGCTGACGACGAAGCTCCGCTTCGGCGCTGGGGCCACCGCGCCCACCTCGGGCCGGTTCGTGGACGATGCGCGGGCGTATCTCGCCGCCGTCGCCGCCATGCCGACGTTCGTCACGCGCACGCAGCACATCGAGGAATGGATCGAGGTGTTCGGCACCCGCCAGCGGGAGACGATCACGCCGACAGAGATCGCCCAGGTGTTGCAGGTCTGGCGCACGACGCCCCGCCAGTCCCCGCACGGCCGCCACCACACGCGCACCGTCACGCTGTCGGCCTCCGCCTGCAATCACCGCCGCACGGCCCTGATGCACCTCTGGACGACGCTGGACGGCAAGCACGCGCCCAACCCCGTCCGGGCTGTGCCGAAGTTCCGGGCGCCGGCCACGCAGCCACGGGCGCTCTCCAGAGAGGCCGTGACGGCGATCCTCGCCACGATGCGCCCGAACGTCTCACGGGCGCGGCTGCTCGTCATGGCGGCCACCGGACTCCCGCAAGCGCAGATCATGGCGATTACCCCGGCTGACGTGAACCTGAAGGCCAGGACGGTGGCGCTCCAGGGGCGCAGGAAGGGCGCAGGCACGCAGGGCAGCGTCCGGCCGCTCAGCCGGGAAGGCGTGGCCGCGTTCGCGCAGTTCGCGAAGGTGAAGGCGTGGGGGCCGTTCTCGGCGTCCTCGCTCCGGACCCGCTTTCGCGCCGCCTGTGTCCGGGCGGGCGTGCCGCCGGTAACGCCCTACGTGCTCCGCCACGCCTACATCACGGAAGTGCTCAAGCTCACGGGCGACCTGCACGCCACGCAGCAGCTGGCCGGGCACAAAGATGCGCGTCAGACGCAGCGTTACGCCATGAGTGCGACGGACGCGCGCGTGCAAGCCGCTATTCGGGTTCTCGATGGGCGAAAGTCGGCAACGAGTGCTAAGCGCAGTGCTAAGACACGCACAAAGCCCAACAAAACGGCCAGTTAACCTTGGCCTCCGGAGCCAAAGGTCGTAGGTTCGAATCCTACCGGGCGCACCACCGAAAACACACGAAATACTGAGCAATTCGGCGGATTGTAGCCTTATGGCCGGTATCGGCCCGAGGGCCGCTGAGTGCCCAAAAACACCCCTTAACACCGGGCGAAAGTGCTAAGGGAGTGCTAAGTCCGAAAGAGGGCCGTCACGGTCATACCGACCACCGTGCCGCAGCCCGCGCCGAGGCCATACCACTAGCGGGCGCGCGGGTCGTCTGGCCCCGGCTTGACACAACCTAACCGCTTCGGTTATTCTTATCTGCGAGGAGAGAGGCCATGAACACACAGACCGCATCGTCATCCGTCGCCGGCGCCCTGCGCCTCACGGACTACTAGGAGGGGACCATGGACATCGACATCAGGATTGAGAACCACGGCAGCATCGTGCTGCTGCGCCCGGTCAGCACGGCGGCAGCGGAATGGCTTGAAGCCGTCACCGGCGACGACGCGCAGACGTGGTGCGGCGCCACCGCCGTCGAGCCCCGGTACCTCTCAGACATTCTCGACGGGGCCCTCGACGAGGGCTTCGTCCTCGCCCACTAGCACGTTCACCCACGCAGAAACGAAGGAGACCGACCATGAACAGCAACAGCCGCTACGCACAGCACGACGAGCCCGAGTTGCGCCTCGCGCGCGATGAGTTTACCGTCCGCCGGCGCGAGTTGAGCGGGCACCCGGAAGCCGTCAGCGCCACCGCACGCCTGGACGTCAGCGATGCCTACGGCAACGTGACGACCTGGGTGGTGGACCTCTACCGTGTCGAAGGGGACGTTACCGCCTTCCTGCAGCGAGGCGCAAACGACGGCTACGTCCGCCTGGTGCTCCCGCCTCAGGTCACGTCCGCCATCGCGCGCCACCAGAGCGGGCTCGTCACCAAGGCTCGGCGCAAGCAGGCCCGCCGCGTCGTCGCCGACCGCCGGGCCCGCGGCGAGCAGGTGGGGAACCCTGAAGCGCTCAAGCAGGCCAGGGCCAAGCGAGGGAGGAAGTGATGGGAGTGACCAAGAAGCCTGTGCTTGTCGCGTCAGAGCGCTTCTCTCAGGTCGTCGGGCTTGCGAGCAAGGCCGCGCTAGTAGACGCGCTCTGGTGCGCCTGCCAACTTGGCACCGATGAGAGTGAGGAGCAGATCCTAGCGCAAGCGGCGCGCAACCTGCGGATCGCGCTCCATCTACGCGGAGACCGTGCTCCGGCCACCGTCGAGGCCGCCGCCGACACACCCATTGACTCAGACTAGGAGAGACCCATGAGCGCATACATCGTTGACACCGACACCATCGCCTATCTGACCGAAGCCGCGCGCCGGTGGGGGGTGCGTGCCTACGCGTCCGTCCCGCCGGCGTCGGTGGACGCCCTCACCTTGGCACTGAGCCCCGCGCCGGTGGACGGCCGGAACGCGTTCGGCCTTTACGCCGTCACCGGCTACCACACGGTCGCGGCCGTGCTCTACGCGGCCAATGTCGCCAGCGTCAATGCCCGCTACACGGAGGCGAGCACGGCCGAGCTCCCGCAGCAGGCCCTGTCGGTGCTGATTCCACAGATTGACCCGATGACCGCGCTCGCCTCTATCGCGTGCTTGCGGTATCAGTCCTGCGAACGGACCGACTACCCGGCGACCTTCGGCGCGCACCTCCTCGACACCATCGAGCGCGAGGCGATCCGGCATCTGCCGGGATACGATGACGCCCCGTGGGGCTGGACGAGGTCGCAGCGCAGCGAGCCCTCGGCGCCATCCCTCGAGGTTCACTGATGGCTAAGAAGCACCCCGCCGCCGTCGCGCTCGGGCGCCTCGGCGGCAAGACGAGCTCACCGAAGAAGGCCGCCGCCGCTCGTGCCAATGGCGCGAAGGGCGGTCGGCCGAGAACCAAGAAGGGAGACTGACCGTGGACACACCAACCAAACCCCCGCAGCGCCGGCTACGCGTCGTTGATTACGAGGGCGCCCACTTCGGCGAAGACCTCATCCTACTCCGCTGGCGCGCCGAAGACGGGACCAAGGCCGAGCGCATATTCGCGCCCAGCGTCTGGTATGTGATGCCTGCGTATGCCGAGCGCGGCTATCAGGCGGCTATGGCCGCTCATCCTGTGACTCACTTTGACGTGGCGCGAACAGGGCCCCCAACCCCAGCGCCGGCAGCAGCAACACCGGCACCTGGAGCGACGGATCTTTCGCTAACGCCCGACGCACAGCCTTCAGGCCGCCGTCCGACAAAAGCTTGACGAAGGTCAGGTGGCTCGGCGACGTGTTCGGGTCTTTCTTGAGCAGGCGGTAGAGGCGCGTGGCCGCCGGCTGCACTTCAGCATCGAGGGCGGTCTTGTCGGTCCCCGACAGACCGTCCACTATTTTCAGCAGGCGCTTCGTGACTTGCTGTGACCCCTCTGCGCCCCATTCCGGGGTCATGTATCCGACCTTGCCACTTATGTTCGTCCCCGCGCGCGCGCCGGCACCACGCAGCCCCTTGGGCGTCATCACACCAAAGGCGGCGCCCTCGAGGGCTTTGCTCTCGCGCAGCTTCAACGTTTTCCCGCTCTCCTTGAACAGGTCGGCCCCGGTGTCCCGATGCTGCACCACCCAGTCCTCCCCCGCCGGCAGTGCCGCGGTGATGCCTTGCACGTCCCGCGGCCTCTTCCCGCCGCCGCCAGGCCACGCGCGCGCCACGTTCTTCGGAAGGCCCACGTCCTCGAACTGCACCGCCGTCATCGGGACTGCGTCCTGCCCGAACATGGCACCGAGGAGGTGCCCCAACGTCATCGAACGCCGACTGTCCTCGGTGTCCAAGTGTCTCCCACCGGGAGCCGTCCGCAGTTCAACGGGGGTGGTCATGCTCCGGTTCCGCTGGACGCCCTGTGGCGTCGGCCAGTAGCCTTCGCCATAGATCGGCGTGGCGGTGCGCCCTGGGAAGAGCGCCTCGGCAACGCCCAGCTTCCCTTCCTGGTTCAGGAGTGTCCTGAACCCGCGTTCACTGAGCTTGTGCTGCTCGGCCTGCGACAATCCGCTGAAGCTGGGCATCATGCCGCTCTGCGCCCCTGGCGCAAACTCCAGCGGCATATTGCCGATCACGCCAGCTTGCACCGGCCCCCCGCGCTGCATTCTGTCGGACCGCTCCGCGTCTATGGCCCGCTGCTGGTACTCACGCAGCGACGTGTTCTTGGGGTTCTGCACGATGGTCTGCTTGCCCAGCACATCAGACTTCTTCCCCTCGAGGAACAGCGCCTTCGCGACCTGTTCCCACGTCTCAAAGGGCATCGCGGGGTCCGTCGCAATCACCGAGCGCGCACCCGGCAGCGACGGATCTTTCACGCCGGCGGCGTAATAGTCGATGTTGGCGAGCACGTCCTCGGCTACCCCTGGGGCCTTCAGGTGACTCGGGAGACGGAGCCGGGCCGCGCTCTCGCTGAACGACGGCGAGGGCGTGCCGACAATGTCCTGCATCCCCATCCATACCTTCGCCATGTAGGTGAACGGGTTCTCGCCCTTGGCGGCGGCCTCCTTCGCCATCGCTTCTGAGATGAGGCGATACGCACTCTCGGGTGGCGTCGAGTCTGACGATGCCCCGATGGCGCGCATCAGCCACAAGTCAATCGGGATGTCATCATGGAGCCCGAGCTCCGCGCCGGCGAGCGCCTCGACCTTCGCTTGGAAGATACGCCCCAACTGAATCGCCCGCTGCAGGTTGTCGTGGACGGTGCTAGGCCTTGGGTGCCCTGTGGACAACGTCGCGTCGATCCGCATCGTCTTGCCTGGGCGCGCGGGGTCTGGGACGTGACGCCCGAGGATGTCGTCTACCGTCTCTCCGCGCATACTCCGCAGGAACGCCTCGATGGCGTTGAGCGTATTCGCATCCGTCTTCTGACCGGGCGAGAACGCGCCCAGTAAACGTGTAATCTGGACCGCGGCCTTCGGATCGCCGCCGCTCAGGTGATACAGCCACCGGCTGTCGCCCCACTGCTCCCGCTCAGACCGCTTGACCCCCTGCTCGTAGGCGAGCTTCAGGCGCGCCTTCGAGGTGTCGTCAAACTGTGCGCCCCCTGACGGGTCTTCGCGCATAAGCTCCACAATCGGCCGCCGCTCGTCAAAGTTGACGCCTTTGTAGTTTCGTGGCAGCGCCGTCGTGAAGTAGCCGTCGATGAGGCGCTGCGCTTCGCGCGGGTCACCCTTGGAGATGTCATTGCGGATGATGTTCTTGATCTCCGTCTGAATCTCCGAGACCTGCGGGCCAAACTTCTTCGGGTCTTTACCGGACGCGATCCAGGTTTTCCGCTGCTGGTCGCGCGCCTTCGCGGCCACGCTGTCGAGGTAGTCCTTCAGCGGCTTCGGGAACCAGCCGGCGGACCCTTGCGCGAGCGCCTCTTCTGCATCGTCGCTGACCTCGTCCACGACGCCACCCCTGAGGGCCGCGATGTCCCCAACAGCACCGGTCTCATCGGCCCATCTGGAATTGCGGTACCGCTGGGAGACCTCGCCGGCCGCCTGGCGCGTAGCCCGCGCCACCGTCGGCGCGGCCTCGATGCCGCCCTGCATGGCCCCGCCGGTCACGGCTCCCATCACGGTGTTCTGCAGGATGTTCTCGAGGGCGGGCCGGTCATCGGCGAGGTTCGACGCGACGGTGGACACTGGCGCGAGTGTGGCACCCGTGGCCGCCGCCCGCGTCACGCGCGAGATGGCATTCTCCGCGAGCGCGCTCGCTTCAGGGAGACCGCTCGCCAGCCCCAGGCGGGTGACATGTCGCGTCGTCCCGAGGCTTGGGAGGACCGCGTTGATCGCCCCCTGCGTGGCGACCTGCCGCCAGTTCGTGTCTCGCCCCTTATATCGCTCCAGGAGTAACTCACCGAGCGCCCCGCCGGCAAACGCGCCAACCGGGATGCTGGCGCCGCCGGTGACAGGCGCGAGCGCCGTGCCGAGCGCCGTGCCGGCGATGGCTGGCACGGTGCTGATCCCCATCTGGGTCAAAGCCTCGCCCCAGCCGCCCTGCTCGGGCTCGCCCGGCGCGAGGGCGCCCGTCGGCAACGCGCCAACGCCGCGACTCGCCAGGAGGTCATTCACCGTGCGCTGCCGCGGGAAGGCCGGCGCATCCTCGGCCGGCGGCAGGTCCCCAGGGCGCTGCGCTGCCATCGATGGACCCGTGGAGACACGCTGGCTCCATGGGGTTGGCGTGGACGGTATCAGCAGCCCATATCGCTCTGCGATGGACTGCTCTTCCGGGCTCAGGTTCGCTATGTCGTCAGCCGTCGCTGTGCGGATCTGCTCGCGCAACTGCTCGACGGGGTCGTACACGACAGATACGCCGGTATCCCCTGAAACGGGGTCGAATGTCAGTCCCCGTACAATGTCGCCCAGCGCGCCACGCTGTCGCCGCATAACTCCCATCGACTGCCTCCCGTGCCCCGGTGTCTGCCTACTTGCCGCTGCCGTCTTTCGCCGCCAGCCCCAGCACCGCGACACCCGCCGCGAGGACCGCATCCTTTGGCGCCATGCCGTGCTGTACGCCCGAGAGGAAGGCGATACCCGCGCCCGTGGCGAGGCCGGCCAGCGTGGTCTTCCAATTCGTCAGTGCGCTCACATGCAAACCCTTCATGCTTAGTCTCCTTCGTTGTGGCAACCGCTGCCGTTTATGCCTTGGGTGATTCACCGCTATGCCCCGTCGTCCTCGTCCTCGGGACTGCTGTAGCCGGTCGCATCTGGCCGCGTCCGCACTGGCACCGCGAGGCCGTGGTGCGCTTCGTCGAGGGCCAGCCAGCCACGGTCGGTCGCCGCCTGGATCGCGTCTCGCGTAATTCGCATCTCATGCACATCTTGGACGTCATCCACCATGCCGACGAACACGAGCTCGCTCATGCTTCCCCCGAGGCCATCATCTCGGCCAGCGTCACCGCCCGGCCTTTGACCTGTGTAGCCCACGACGAGGCCCGCATCTCCTGCGCCGCCACGGCGTAGTTGCGCTGCCCGATGGCCGCGAGCATCTTGCGGAACTGGAGCAGCCTCGGCAGCCCCAGGTTGATGTGCATGTCGATCAGCACCCGCTGCCGCACGGCATCGAGGCCGGCAAACCAGCCGAGGGCACCGGACAGTTCCCGCACGGCGAGGTCGATGTCCTCGTCCAGCCACGCGAGCGCCTGCGCCTTCGGGATGCCGCGGTCCGAAAGATTCCGCCCCACACCAATCGTCACCTTCCCAACCGTGTCGACATACGGCGTCAGGCGCAGCCCTTCGTGCCGCACCATCTGCTCGACCAATGCCGCGCGTGTCTCCGGGCTCATGTCAGTTCTCGAGATGCGACAGCCGAGTCGAGAGCTCACGGTGGATGTCATCGCCGGCCTTCTGCGCCTGCGTCCATTCGTTCCGCTCGACAAACTGTGCCCGCAGCGCCATCGGCAGTCCCTGCACGGTCGCCATGACCGCGTGTGACCGGACGCGCACCTTTTCGACCTCGGCTTCGATGGCCTTCAATCGCCGCTCACGACCGGCTGCTGTCGCCCCGATCCAGGCCACGCCGATGCCGGTCACGGTCGGCACGACGACTTGCGCCCATGCCAGCGCATCCATTACAGGTGCCCCACAAGATTGAGGGCCGCCGTGAGGAGGCACCCGAGGATCGTCAGCCGCTGCGGCCAGGTGAACATGCGATGCACCACCCGCGCGCTTCGCCACACGACCGCGCCGACCTGACAGGCCGGCAGCACCAGCAGCGGCGCCACGACCGCCCCCATGACAACATCGGGCGTTAGAGCCACGGCTGGGCCTTGTAGGCCGCGGCCACGTCATCCCGCAGCACTGCGTGCTTGGCTTTGGTCTGCGCGAGCGTATCCGCCGGGGCCAATCGCCGCAGGAGCACCCAGGCCAGCGCCGCAATCGCCCGTTGAGCCGCCGCCAGGCGCGACTCGCCGTCCATGTCAATCGTCGGCTGGGCTGCGCTGTATGCCGCCAGCGCGGCCGCGATCTCCGCGTCAGAGGGCTGCGGCATCGGACCGTCCCAGCGTTCCACGGCATCGCCGCGCACGACGCACTGCGCGCCAGGCCATTGATATTGAATCGCTCGCATCAGCATTACGCCATAACCTCCGTCAACGTGATCGCGCTCTGCGACGCGCCTTCCTGCACATAGACAGTGGCGGCATTCGCCTCGGCGGCGAACTGCACCTTATAGGTCAGCGCGGCCGCCGAATTGGGCGCGTCCAGCACCTCGAATCCCATCGTGCCGAACGTCGCCACAGCGGCCGTGCCGTTGTTGCCGCTATGCTGGAATCCCAGCACCGTGGCCCCCCGGAGCAACTTGAGGCCGAGCGCCTGCGCCGCCGATACGCTGTCCTTGTAGCAGCCACAGGTCAGGGACCGCGCCTGCACGCGATTCGCCGCGCTGCTCGGCGTGATGGAGGCCGTCAGGCCAGTGTCGGCATACGTGGACGAACTGCTAGCCGTCTGTGTCGTGTAGTTTGCCGCCACGACTTGCACCGGCTGCCCTGGCAACGGCGTCTCCGTCGTCAACGCTTGCACGCGCGTCGGCGCGGCCGACCACGTCCCCGCCGTCGCGAGCCCGCTCTCGTAGCTCACGTAGCCCAGCACCGTGTAGGCCTTCGCCGTGACCGCCACGCCCGTATAAAACACCTGCGCCGAGTCAGATCCTGTAGACATCGCCGTGGACGATGCAATGCCCCATCCTGCCAGCGGGTAGATACTGGTGGAGCTCGCGCAGTTGATAATCCCGAGCCGCACGGTCCCGGCATCGTTAAACGCCACGATCCATGCGTGGAACGCGACACTATTCGACGTGCCGAGCAACGCGGTATCAGGCACCGCCACCGTCGTGGCCGCAGACACCAGGATCGAGGTCATGGCGCCCGTCGCGACCGTGGGGTCGCGAAACGTGATCTGCACCGGCTTGGACACGCTCGGCGCGCTCCCCGCTGGCGTGGTCAGCGACACCGTCAGGATGTTGGATGCCACCGCGGCACTAAGGGCAGGCGCGACACCGGCAAACGTGGGCGCGGGTGTCAGCACCAGGGTCGTCGTGGTGTCTGCGACACCCACCAGCCGAGCGTAGGCCGGCACCGCGCTCGTCAACGCACCCGCCGTCCCGCTCGCGTAATACATCGTGCCGGCAGACAGGCCCGACAGGCCCGTCATGCGGCCCATGCGCCGCAAGGTGCCCGAGGCGCCCGACGCAATCGCTGTCGGCACCATCGCGATGGTCTGCGCGTCGACGGAGGCATACGTCAGGTCCCCGTCCGCCAGATACCATCGGCCCGCCGTCAGGCTGCCAGACCCGTCCGACAGATAGGCCACGGTGCCAGCCGCGAGGGCTTCACCGGCCGTCCCGGTGATGTCCACGTCGCCCGAGGTCGTGGGGACAGCGGACACGTTGTCCTGCGTCCAGACCGTTGCGCCGGCAGACGTTTTCAGCACGAACTTGTAGGACGTAGCCGACAGGTAGACCGTCGCCCGGCCGGCACTATTGAGCACCACGGGATTCGCGTTCGGCGTCGTCAGGCCCACGTCGCTGTAGGTCGCCAGCGGGGTCGTGGTCCCGGCCGAATAGGTGTAGAGCAGGCCGCCACTGAGCGGGTCGCCGTTGTCGTCCCAGCCGGTGAAGACCGGGTCCGGCATCACAGTTCCGTTTGCCATTTACCTGCACTCCCGTGATACGCTCTCCAGCCCCATGCGCCCTTCAGACGACGACATTGAACAAGCGTTCCTGTTGTATGCGGCGCTCTTGATCGGCATCGTGCTCATCGGGACTGTCCTTCAGCTTCTTGATCCGCGAGAGAGGGCAGCGCCACCCCCGCCGAATCCGCGGCACGTCGAAGCTGGCCCATGGCCGCCGTCCACGCCGCTGGTGATGTATTCACAGACATGCGAAGGCCCGTGGCGAGCCGCCTGGCGCCTCCCTGCGAATACAGAATCTTCGCGAACACCTTGGTCGGCAGATACCCCAGCAATTCAGTCGGGCGCAGCGCATTCAGCGTGGTCCCGGTGCCGGCCGGGTTAGGATCGGCGCCCATCTTCTTGGCGAGCAGGAAGAAATTGTCCAGATCCTTCGTCAGCGCCGCGCCGAACAATTCCTGCTTGGTCGCGCCTCCCAGCAGTTGCCAATCTCTGAATAGCCCGTCCGTGCGCTTAAATCCGCCCTCTGCCGTCGCCTTCTCGAGCGCCTGCTCGATATAGGCGCGCGCCACCTTCGGCATCTCAGCCGGCGCGAGCGCCTTTACCTGGCGCACCGTGTTCAGGGCCGTGTCCTTGCCCGCCGTAAGTTGCTGGAATACCTTGCCGGGCTCATCTGACAACAGGTCCAGCACGTCGGCCGTCGCGTATTTGGCCTTCGTCGCGGCCCGACCCTCCTTGAGGGCTTTGATGACATCCGGGCCGCCACGCGCGGCGGCTGCGCGCACTTCCGCGTCGAGCTTATCGACCATCTGCGCGGCCGTCGCTTGCCCGCCAGTCCTGAGCTCTGGCATCTCTGCGCCGCGGGCCATCCCCTTAAGCTCGCCCAGCACGTCATCCACCATTGACAGCCGCGCCAAGTCAGGCGCCTGCATCAGGCGGTCGAGCGCATTCAGCGCGCGCGCCTTCGAGCCCAGCACGGCCCCTGGCGTCATTTGCGCCTCGCGCAAAAACCGCTGATACATCGGCTGCAGCGCCACCTTCGCTGCCCGGACATCGACCGCGAGGGGCTCTGTCGTGAAGGCCATCGGTGACCCAGGGGGAGCCATCTGACCACCCGTTGCCGCGATGCGCTGCTCTGCCGCCTGCTCGTAGCCGCGCAGCGCATCGTAGGCTTGGGTCGCCTGCTGATGCAGATCCTGCACACGCTTTGTCAGCGCATTCACCACGCCTTCGCCCGCGCTGACAGGCGTCTGCGGACGCACCGTGACGCCCTGCCCGCTGGTGCCGGCCTGCTCGGCGAGGTCGCCGCCTGTGGCCGCGAGCGCGTCCTGCGCGGCGGACTGTGCCCGCTCCACGACAGAGGCGCCCCCAACAGTCCCGCCCAGCCGCTTCTGGACACTCCGCAGATGGCGTGACCCCGTGAGCGTGGCCGCATCCATCGGGATACCGCGCGACTGTCCAAACGCCACAGCCTGCGCCTCTGGTCCCGTGAGGTTCGGCCTCACTACTGGCGGCGTCCGCGCCATCAGCGTGCCGGCGAGCTTAGGCCCAGCCACCTGGAGCGCAACGTCCGCGGTCGCCCCGAGGCCGCGCGGAAGGTCGCCCGCCTCCATGTAGTCCCCAGCCTGCGACAGCCGCGGCCCGAGCATGGGGACCATCCACTCCGCGAAATTGCGCGCCCCAGTGATGTAGTCCCCGCGCTTGAAGGCCTCCACGCCTTTCAGTCGCAGACGGTCCTGTGCGGACCCGATTGCGCCAATCGTATTGATCGGATGAAAGAACGCCTGGCCGAGCCCGTCCAGGATCGTCAGCGGATTCAGGCCGGCCGTCGCCTCTTTCAGAAAGGTGGCCGCATCGCCTGACGACTTGCCCTGCTCACCGGCCGTCGCCGTTCGCAACGCCTGCCCCGCGCCGGGATACTTCGCCTGGATCTGGTCGCCAATCGTAGCGAGGCCAGTCGGCCGGTCTGGCGGGCGGGCGGGCTGGCCGGCGCTCTGATCGTCCGACAGGAGGACGGCCGCATTCGGGTCCGCGGACAGCAGCCGATCAGTTGGCGGCATACCACCCAGCCTTCCCGTTGACCGTCTTCCACACCGCGGGCTGCCCGTTCACGACGCCGCGCGTGCCTTCGGCGGGGCCACCAGCAGCCGGCGGCGCCTTCTGCGCCCGCTCCTTATAGCCCGTGATGAGGGCCGCCGCAGCATCAGGGTCGCCCTCGAAGTCGACAAGCGCCCTGCCAGCCTCCACGCCCAATGACGCCAGAATGGTGGCGCGCGCGCGGCGCTTCTGATCGAGCGTCTCCTTCGTGTCACCGGGCTGCACAAAGTAGGTGCGCCGGTCGTTGGCGAACTCCTGCTCTGGAATCGCCGCGCCGCTATCCTTCCGCAGACGCGCTTCCGTGAACGCCCGCTGCGCCTGCGTATACTGCTGCCCTTCCTGGCTCTGCAGGAAGTTTGGCGCCATCGCCATCCACGCTTGCCCCCCGAGGCTCTTATTCTGGATCTCAGCCTCAAGCCCCTCGAGGTCCGTATCGGCCTGCCGAGCGCGGTTGAAGAACCCCATGGCCTTGTTCTCGACACCGCTGGCCGCCCGCTGCGCGCCCGTGACCGGCTTCTGCATCCCGCCCGCCCTGATCTCATCCGGCGAGGCATAGATGTTCTTGCCGGTCTTCGGGTCAGTCGCCCATTCATAGGTGGGCTTCACCGGCGCACGGCCCGCACGGATCGCCCGCTGTAGCGCGGCCGCCGTCGCGGTATCGCCGTTGCGGAAGGCGTCCGCCAGTTGCACCTCGATGGGGCGCGTGTCAGGCTTCTTGTCCGCCGACACGCTCGCCATCGGCTTGCCGTCCGCGTCGAACCGCTGCTCTCCGGGCTTGAGCGTGAAGGGCGCTTTCTTCTCGACTTCCTTGCCCGTGCCCCACTGGATCAGTCCGTCGAGGAAGGACGCATCCGGAGTGTCAGGGAACGGCACAGCGTTGCCCCATCCACCCTTGATGGCCGCCGCCTTCACGGGCGCCCAGAGCGCAGCTTGCGCGGTCGGGCTCATCACCTTGAGCCCGAGCGCCAGCCGCCCGGCGTTATCCCGTGCGTCCCTGACTTCACCACGCTGGAGCTCGCCAAACGCGTGCATCCCCTGCGCGACCACCAGCCCACGCTGCGGCCCGTAGATGCCTATGACCCGCTGCGGGTCAGGCATCCCGTCCGGGGACTGCGCCATCAGCCGCATAAAGGCCTGGTCCTGCGCCGCAAGGCGCGCCGGCTCGGCCGCCTTCCGCTCCTCGTCCTGAATCGTGAGCGAGCGCAGCCGCGCCTCATCATTCCGGGCCTGTGCCGCATCCCGCCGAATCGGCGCCTCGCGGCGGTCCTGCACGATGCTGTTGACGGTATTGCTGCCAAGCTGTCCGAGATTGCTCCACATCTGCGCCTGGCGTTCGCCGCTGCGAATCAGCGCCTCGGCCGCGAGGTCCGACCGCCGGCGCAGCAGGTCGCCGATACGCCCATCACTGGACGCATACGGACGCTCCGTGTAGGGGACGGGCTCAAAGGCCATTACAGACCCGTCCCGGCCGTTGCCAGCGAGGTATTCGCATCCAATTCGGCCTTCCAGCGTCGATACAGGTCGTCGAACGTCGCCGAGGCCGCGCGCTCCTTCGGGGCGAACATGTCCTTCGCACCCTGGTAGTCGAACGCGAACTTGTCCTTCCGCTGGCCGTAGTTCGTGTCGAATACGTCCTTGGACACGCCGTAATTGGTCTTGTAGGTGTCCGCCGCGTTCGTGTAGTTCCGGTCGTAGGTCTGCCCGGCCCGGTTGAACACGTTGCCGTAGTTCTGCTCGGCAAAGCGATTGCCCCAGCCAATCAGATCCTTCAGCGTGCCACCCGTGCGAGCCACACCACGGCTGGCCGCCACGTTCTCGAGGCCGCGCAGACCCTCGGAGCGCGCGAACTCGTAGCCGGGCTCGGCCTTCGCGTCATCCAGCGTCGGCGCCTTAAAGGCCTCATAGCTGAAGGCGGGCGGCGCCTCAAACGCAGGCCCAGGGTCGAAGGATGGCGCGTTGAACTCGGGCCAGGTGAACTCGGGGGCCGAGGCTGAGAACGGCGATGACGGCGTGCCGCCCGTGTCGATCAGCGTCGTGCCGCCATCAATGGGCGTGGCGGCCGATGGCTTCGCGGTGACGCCAGGCCCAGGCGCGTCTGGCCCCATATCGGGCGGCGTCGACGGCGGCGTGCCAAAGATATTCGGAGGTGGCGTTGCGCCTGGGGTGCTGGGCGTAAAGTCTCTCGGAATCGGCGTGGGCGCGGGCGCCGCGGCCGTAGCTGCGGGGGTTGGGGCAGCCGCTGTCGCCGCATCCGTCGGGGTCGTGTCTTCCCACGACAGGACGTTACCCATGTCGTCAAAAATCGGTCTGATCGCCATGACTTACCTCCCCACCGTGGAGCCGAGCGCGCCCGTGCGTCCCACATTGGACGGCGAGCGCCACTGGCTGCCGCCGCCACCCATCAGATCCCCCAGCCGCCCTAGCGCCGCCGTCGACGCCGCCCGATATGGGGCCAGCCGCGCCTCGCGTTCACGCCGAGTCTGGAGGTCGAACGCATCGCGCTCGGAATCCAGCGAGGCGCGTCGGACCCGGTCTGCCTCCTGCGCGTCCAGGATGGCCCGCTGGTGCGCCATGTTTTCCTGCTCGGCCTTCCACTTGTCGGCCTGGAACTTCTGGTCCGCTTCCCACTGGAGCTTGGCCTGCGCGTCCCGCTCGCGCTCGTAGGCCAGTTGGGCGTCGGTGCCCTGCTGCGCGATGCGCGCGCCCGCCTCCGAGGCCTGCCCGGCTCGACGCGAGCCGTAGATCTGCGCGCCGGCGTTAATCCCTGTCCCGATAATCTGCGCTGGCATACCAATCCCTCCGTCTACGGCGCCCGTCGCGCCTGGCACCGCGGCCCCACCCATCGCCGCTGCCCCGGTTGTCATTGATGGCGCCATCCCGCCCGTCGTCAGTCCCGGC